GGATTGCGTTTTGCGAATGCATACAGTGATGCTTCAACTTCATCTTCTGTATTTAAATATTTGTTCCACCTTTCGAATTTCTTCTTACCCTTTGCAAATCTTGCAAATGTTTCGGGTGTAACTTTAAAAATCTGTGTCTTACGTTTTTTCTTTTTTACTCTAACACCTACACTAGCATCGTCACCTGTGCCTGAAACTGCTGTTCCTGTAGCATTAGCGGCGGCGTCTTCCCATGCTCTGCGTATTTGTTGTTCACATAAATTATACATTGGACGATGCTCTGCCATCTCTAACTTCTCTAGCAGTACATCATCAGTCTCAAAGAATTCTTCTTCTTTAACAATCTTCTCTCGCACTAGTAATAGAGCGGCGGCATAGTTTGCAAGTCGTGACTTAACAAACGGAACTTTCTCTAAAAGTCCACGCAATCTGAATACTAATCTGTGTAGAAGTGTGTATGCGTTACCTTGGTCGTTAGTAACAAAGTTACGCATCTTGATAAGTTGTTCACCTTTTTCATTGATGATACCAAGTTTAAATGCTTGTGTCTCTTTGTAATCGACAGTAAACAATCTAAGCATTCTTAGTGCAATAAGATTATCTACTAATTTACTTTCGTGTAACTTTTGCATTTACAAATCTCTCAGTTCTTGAACTATTCTTTGGTCCAGTTGTATATCAGTATATTCATCATCACGCATATAATTCAAGAATACAAGAAATGTTTTCAACGTAATTAACATATTATCTTCAACTTTGAAAAAGAGCATCTTCTTTGTTGCTTCAGGTCCAAATACATTATATAGAACGATTATATGATTTATAATCAATCTTGTTCTCAAACTACCAGTGTCTAGATACTTTTTGAACAATCTCTTAATATACTTAATACGTTTCAAGTCTTCTTGAAACTCATCGAGGTCCATGCAATTAGGGTTGTTATACGCCTTCATTGCATAGACCAAGAAATTTTTATTTGTCAACTCAACATCCATCATAATATACTTATAATGTAAAGTTAAATGATTTTACAATATACTTTTGTCATTCCAGTTTTGAGTGTTTCATACTCAATCTGCAGTGAAAGACCTTCGGCATAATTGTCATTATCTAATTCATCGATAGGAGTTGTTACACTCTTACCAGTAATACCACCAAATTGTTTTAGTGGCATCTTGTCAACGCCTTTGTCTTCAGTCATTGCAGGAATATCAAATGATAGTCCAATCGTTGCTAACTTACCTTGTAGTTGAAGTAAAGCACCTTTTGGATTCACATATTCTCTACAACCAATCATACCAACATGAGCATTTAGTTGTTTTAACATATCAGCATTTTTAATATCGTTCAATGCTAAGTCAGTACCATCACCAGTTGCATTCTGCGAATAACCATCTTCAGCAAGTACAGGTGACACAACTTGAGTGATAGTGTCTACAATATTTCTGCTTTCTTTCACTTCAGGTTTATCGTGTGTGTAACCCATCTTCGCCATTTTATCATGGTCTGCTTCATCTTTCGCTTCGTAACCTTTACCGGTCTTTGGATCATACATCATGTGAGGATATTCTACTGCTTCAGACTTTGCTTGTTTAATATCTGATTTTGCTTTAGCAAGACGCTGTTGGTCTGCTTTCTTCTTTTGAATTTTAGCAAGTTTTGCTTGAGCGGCATCTGCACGTCCAGAAGTTGATACTCTATTTGCAACTTTCTTTACGCCAGATACAGCGGCAGAACCCACTTTTTTGACACCTTTTGCGATAGCACCGATGATACCTTCTTCAACTTCAATCAGTTCTTTTTCTGAAAGATTATCAAGAAGATTATCAAAATCTTTGTCATTCATTTCAATGACTGTATTGACTGTGCTTTCTTCTAGGTGTTGTTTAAATGATTTCATACCACTCTCCTATTATGCTACAGTTGCGCCATTGTTTGCCAAGATTTGCCAAGACGAATTGTTAAAAATTAATGTCGTTGATTCGCCAGCGGCATCAAATGTCAACTTAGTGCCATTCGTGAAAGCGGCAGGTGTTACATCAACATCACCACCATCAACAATCATAGTAATGATTTTGATTTGACCTTGTACTCCGTTTGCAAGAGTAAGTGTATTACCACCAGTAGTTGTACCAGTTGAAGTAATGTTACTCATTGGTGAAGTTACGTTAATAGCGATTGCAGAACCAGCGGCAGTAATTGCTTCTGGTGTTGCATCGAATGCTAGAAATCCGTCAATCTTGACGTTACCAGCGATGTTCTCTAACAAGTTTTGAACTGTTAGTTTTTTGTTCGTACCACCTTGTACGACATGAAGTAAGTCAGCACTTGCGCCAGTTGATGCGGCGGTTAGTTCTGAGATTTTTTGGTCTGCCATGTTAGTCTCCTATTTTGCAGTTGTTTCACTCTATGCTTTATTACAAGACATAGACTTTTCTAGGGGGGCGCCGACTTAATGGCACCCCTATTATTAAGATGCGGTTACAGTTTGTGTTTCTGCGGCGGCACCAGTTGTTGCGAGTGCTACAGGTTGTCCACCCATTACTGCAGTTGCAGTTTGAGCAAGTCCTGTACCCGAAAGGTTAATTGCAGGTGCTACGTTATAACCAGCACCAGCGGCGTTCACTGCGAGTGAAGCGACAGCAAGTGTCAAGTTAAATGTTGCACCAGAACCAGAACCAGCGGATACTGATTGCTGACCGATACCTGTTACGCCACTTGCGATTGCAGAGTACACACCAGGTGCGGCAGGTTTAACTGTTGCAGTTAATACTGCACCACTGTTGACTGTTGCGACAGTAAGTACTGCGTTAGTACCTGTGCCGAAACCGTTTGCAATAGTGATTTCGTTACCTACTGAGTAACCCGATCCACCAGCGGCAACTGTTGCACTAAAGACTTTAGCGACAAGTGTATTTACAGTTGCTACAGTTGCAGGTGTTTCACCAACAGTCGCTACTGCGGCAGTTGGGAATGTAGTTGAACCAGCAGTTGCAGTTGCAATAGTAATAGATGCTACACTATCATTCTTCTTATCTTTAATAGTACCACTGTTCAATGTAATAGCGGCAGATGAACCACCACCGATTGTATGAACGTCATTTGTTGATACTGTTTGAGATGCTTTGCTAAATCTCAATTTGTTAGTGCCAGTGCCACTTGCGTAGTCTAGTGTATAGTTACCATCGCCATCAGTTGATTGGTTGCCGTTAGCAACTGTAATCCGAGGTGTACCTGTAACAACAACTTCTTCGTTGAATGTTACATCTACAGTGATAGTTCTTGAACCATTTACAAGAGGACCAGTCACAAAGTTCATTGCAGTCACATCTGGTACGTTCAGTTTAGAACTCAAGTTACCAATAGCGACTAGAATTTCTTCTTGTCCTTGTCCATTTTTAAATACCCAACCTTTCTCAGTTGCGTATGTATTCGTTTTTTCAGATGCAGATAACCACTTAGGTTTTGCTTCGTCTGCATCAGTTGCGCCCCATGAAGACATATTATTTCTCCTTTTAAAATTTAATCTTAGAAACCTAGTTTCTTTAGACTATTTATACTAGTTCGTGCGTTGATATGGTGTATTCCTATACCACCTTTTGCTTCCCATTGTTTAATGTTTTTGAGATAGTCATCAATCAATATGTTTTGAACACCATCTATCGTAGCGTATTTCTGCTTGTCTTCTCTAAGAACAAGATTAATACGTTGTTTCGGTATCATTAAGTATCGCTTTATCCACGACCTCTTACCGTCTCGACAATTTTTATCCCACTGAGCATATGCAGATAGAATATGAGGTTGAGAAGATTTGACATATCTGAAGAGTTCTTGACCTCCAGGTTGCCATTGTAGATTATGCCAGAAATCACCTTTATCTTCAATTTGTTGCTTAATCTTACCTTTCTCGCCTCTATTCAAGTCAGGTGATGTGAAGTCAATACCAGTCGTATCTTTGACACCTTTGATGAAGTCGCAAAGTACTCCGTCCATGTCTAAGTATATTCTTGCTTGACCTCTCGCTTCAAATTGTTTTAGTGATAATGTCATTCTATTATTCTACGTCCTCTTTTGGTTTATCTTTAATGTTGTGACTTACTTTCATAGTAGTTTCTCTGTTGCTATCAACAAACGAACACTGTAACCTATTGGTTATCTCGTGGTCGGGTGTATCTTTCAACTTTAATTCTATTATAACAGATTTATCACAAAAGTCAAGACCTAAGTCTCTAGTTTTCTTAATAAAGTTAAACCACAAATCTTCTATCTTCGGAACATCGTCCTTTTGAAATATCTTCGCCATGGTTTGTACCTGACTAGAAAATGACTTTACTAGTCAGTTTCTTTGTCTGCAGTCCAATTGGCATCGATATAGTCGTAGAATTTTTTCTTGTCACCACCTTTAAGTTCTGCTGGTGAACTAACACCGAACTTCTTTAGTGACTTCTGAAAGAATGCTTGATAATCTTTATCTTCAAACTTAATTTCTTCTCTACTTCTCGCTTCATCGACAAAACTTCCAATGTTTTTATCTCCGTTCTCAGTCAAATCAAATGGATTTGGACCAAAAACTAATCGTGCATTACTCATTGTTATTCTCCTTTTTTTCTACTTTAGTGTCTAGATAATCCGCAGAACCATCTAGTTTATCTACTGCTACTGCGACTTTATTAGTCCACCAAGTAGGTAGTTCTTCTTCTTCACCTAATTTATCTAATTCAGTTTGCATCTTTTCTAGTGCAGACATAGCAATCTTTACTTGATTTTTTGCAGATGCTACATCAGTGTGTCCGTCTTCTTTTACAAACTCTTCACTCTTACCTCTGACTTTAGCGGCAAGGTCTGCGTCTGCTTTGCCCCACGTTCCACTAGATTTAGTGACAAATGAATTAACTCTAGCAAGACCCCATTGTTGAGGATTTGTTCCTGGTCTGTGTCCGCCTTTCCAAGCGGCAACGCCTCTCTTAAATACTTGTTTCAAAATACCTAAGGGCATACCAGACTTATCTGCTTTGTTTTTTAATGCTTTTGCGTTCTCTTCAAGTCCCATTAACTTTTCGCATAATGCGTCAAGTGATGAAGCATTTATTTCTTCAAGAACTGTTCTCATGCTTTTTCTAATATCTGTCATTTCTCTTCCCAAATCTTTATTTTAAGGTCGCCTTCGCCTTTTATTACTCTGTGAAACTCCATCGCTGGTATCTGATATATCTTACCTTTTTCTAATGTCACAGGTAATTCATTATCTAATTGTAATTGCCAATCATTACCTTCTAATATAGTAATCTCTCTATAGTATTTATCCCTATGCCAAACCAAGTCTTGATGTGCTACTGTACTATAAAAAGTTCGCACATCATCAGTCTGTTCGTAGGGTTTACCAGAAGTAGTTTCCGCCACCAGATAATCCTAACTGCTTTGCAAAGTATGGCATACGACACGCCCAATATCCAGGTTTCGTTTTATCTTTCTTAGTGTCACACTTGTGTCGTGCGGCGAAAGACTTTCTTGCTTCTGGATCATTTAATTTAATCTTTAGACCTGTTGTATCACCCCATGATACTTTTTTAACATTGCCTGACTTAGGGTCTTTTACATACACATAATACTTCTTAGGTCCACCTGCTTTAGGTTTGTTTAGTTCTGGTTGTTTCTCTTCTTCCATCATAGGACAATCTAAAGGAACGTGGTTACCTTCATATAATGCGTGTGATCCTATATCGGAATCTAGTAGTTCTTTATCAAAGTAATCTAAGTTTGACCGGTCTACAGTGTTCTTCCAATCATTGAAAGTCTCGTAGTACATCTCTGAACCAACACGATACTGATTACTCTCAATCAATGCGGACTCCAACTCAATGCTTTCGCCTTGTGCTTTTACCTTGTTCATATTCTTTAATCTTAGTTGTTCTAACTTCTTGAGTTTAGGTTTTACTCTCATTGCAATACGAGCAATAAGACTTGACTTACCTTGTAGTCTCTTTTCAATCGCACCTTTTTCAGCAAAACTTAAATCTGCATAGTTACGACCTTTGGTGAATTTTTTACGCATTAAATTTCGTGCGTGACGTTGTGCTTTCTGATTTAGTTTCTCGGGACTAGATGGTCTCTTCAGAGCAATCTTTCTTGCTCTTGCAATCTTACCTTTTACTCTACGCATTGCTTGGGCACGTTTAAATCTTTGTGCTGGTGTTAGTACTTCATCTACCCATTTGTAGTTATCTTCGATTTGACCCATCTCTTCAGCATCTTTAGTTATCTGAAGTTTCATATCTTCATCATCATGGTCACCATCATTATCTAAATCAGGATATAAATCTGCAACATCTTCTAACTCATCGTATGCATCAATCATCTTTTCTAATGATGCTTCGTAATCTTCATCTTCACCATCATTGTTCTTGATTGGTGCGTCATCTACTTCTTCTAAAAATAAATCAATGTTCCACTCTTCAACTTCTTCGCTGGCGGCATCAGAGGCGATTTTTTGTGATTTACTTATTTGACGATTAAATGCATTTGTTGCAGTTTTAACACCAGCGGCAAGTGATGTGCCTTTTCTTTGTGATTTTCTTTTCTTTGCTCTAGATGCAGTATCTCCTACTGAAGACTTACCAATGAATGTCTTTAAGTTCTTTAGTTTTCTATCTGTCTTGAAATCTCTTTCATCTACAGACTGTCCAGGTGTTACTTCTTTTGTATGGTCTGCATAGTCTTTGCCTATTTCATAACTCTCACTTGCTCTCGCTATTTGGTCAGGTGTCGGTGCGCCTTTGTCACCTTTACTTCTCATCTTTTCGCCAGAACCTTGTTTAATTCTTTCTTTTTTCTTTCTGATGTTATCCCACAATCCTTCGTCTTTGCGTTTACCATCTTCATCGTATTTACCAGACTTCTTCTTAGCGATTGCAATCGCCGCTTGTTGTGCTGGTGATACTGCTTCTTTCTTCGCCATCTTCGTAAGAGTAGCATAATAGATAGATGGACCTTCTTCTTCGCCATATCTGTCGATGAAGTCTTGTTGGTCTACATCTTTCTCTAATTTCTTTAGTTTATCTTTTTCTGCTGAAGTAAGTTTTCTTTCTAAGATTTCTTGTCTATCAATAAAACTTTTAAGTGTAAGTCCACGTTCTTTTTCAACTTGTTTGTTCAGTTTGTCAAGTATCTCTTTTGCATTCGATCCATCGAAACCTTGAGCGGTATAATCAGCATCAGGATCACCAGCAACAAAGTCATCTGGATTCTTTGACTTTTCAGCATCTACCATACCAGGATAATGATTGAGGTCTTCTACGCTAACTGATTTACTATCAGACCTAGAGTGTTCGTCTTCTGTTGTTCGTACTTCTCCAAACATTTGCTTGAATTTTTTCGTGTGCTTTGAAGGTTTTGTCTTTGCAGTTGCATCACCAGGTGCTGGTTCGTAAGCGGAGGGGTCATTGTCAGATTTCTTTGCGCCCTTTTTAAAGTGTGCATCACGTTTGTCTTTTGTTCCTTTTCCGAGTCCTTTGTAATATTTTGCAGGTTGGGTACCTTCTTTATCTTTAACGTCTTTGTCTTGTCTGACTTCACTGATGTCCCCAATGTCGGATAACCACTTGGTATATACATTGCCATCTTCTCCTTCACAGTATACAAAATTTGGTCCATGTTCAATAATCTTATATTGTTTCTTCTCGTTCAAATCGAATACTTGGTCGCCTATTTGAAATACGTTGCCTAATAGATAATCTTCACGAACATTGTCGATTGGTTCAAATTCTTCTCTATCAAGTTTTGGCATAACTTTGCGAACTGCGTTGAATATTGATTTAACATCTCTATCTGATAAAGTCTGTGGTGAATACTTTGCAAAACTCTCATAGTCATTTCTTGCGGCGTATTCACGCATCTTTGTACCTGATGCACCACTATCATCTGTAGCATCTGCATCTCTCTCACCAGACGATACAACTTTGATAGTGTCGAAATTATATTCTCCGTGTCTACCTGATTTACCATTGTACTTGTCTAGTAGAGTTTGAAACTCTTGAATTCTGTCACTTCCTGCTACCATAACAAGGTTCTTATACTTACCTTGTGCATATAGCATTGAAGCAATGTGTAGTGCAGTAGGTGTCTGTTTCGAGGAGATTTTGACGTTAGACTTAGGAAATGCTTTCGCAAGTACCTTCTGCTTTAACTTTGGATTTAAGGGGTTTTTCTTATTGTCGAAAGAGTGACTACCAAACACGAAATGGTCTTTCGCATTCTTACCTTCTGCTTCGACTTTCTTAAACAACTTAGCATGACCTGTAGTTGGTGGATTAAATCGACCAAATGCAAATACTACTGTATCGTCTTTTGCTTCTTGTAACCTTTTAGAAAGGTCTGTAAATTTTAAACTCATTTGCTCACCCAATTTTTAGCGGCGGTGAAGTTCGCACGACTGAATTCTAGTCGGTTTACGAGTTTCACTGCGTTGCCTTTTATTCTATCAACTGCTACAAACCCCTCAGGTTCGGTAGTCTTTAATCCATCATCTGTTCGCAAGAAAGTTCCTATAGATTTAACTTTAGACAACTTCTGCACTAGCACATTTTTTGCTTCCATAATATTGACGTATAGTTCTGATACTGATACTAAGTCAGATTTAGCACTATCAATCTTATTTATACCATCTTTAAGTATCTCACGATACTTTTCTTTAGATGCTTCTGTTTTTTTACTATCAATCTCTTTATCCATCTTAGTTTGCCAATAAGTTCTAAACTCATTAACAACTGTAGTAGCATCAGGAAAATCACCTTCACTTCTAAAGTAAGTGTTTAGATGCGTTTTATAATTAGTCCAGACAGAGAAACGGTTCTTTTCATCAAAGTCTACACTCATCTTATTCAGATAAGACTTGTTTGATTTCGATAACTTCTCAATTTGACTGATATAACCATTAAGTTTATCAGTTTCTTTTGTAGTCATTGTTACTGAACCAGATACATCTTTATATGATGCATCATCAAACCAAATCGACTTACTCTTTCTAAACTTAGAAATATTTATATTAAAAGATGCTTTCATATCTTCTAATTTCTTACCAGTGTATGTCGTATGAAAGATAATACCCATGTTAGTTTTCTTGATAAACTTACCAAATGGACCATCTTCTGGTACTGCATATACGATTGTGTTAGGTTGAAATGTAATATATTTCTCACCTTCATGTGACATTGATTTCAAGTCGCTTTTAGTATACATCATGTCGCCTTGAATGACGCCTTTGATACCTAACTTTGATAGTTCTTTTAGTGCAACTTCTAACTTTTCTACAAGACCGCCAGTATGATTTTTACGAATGTCTGCATTTGTTTTATTTAACTTTGGACTCTTGTTAAACACAGACTTTGTTGCAACAAAGAATTTCTTATCTTCAGGATCAATCCCACAGAATATAGCAGGTGCGCCATCCCATTTAGTTGTAATGTTTGTTGAACTACGAGAAGAACCTTGTAGCATTTCGCCTACAGATTTCAAAAACTCAATAGCATTAACTGCACCATCATAACCATCTGTGATGATAGTTTCTTCGATGTGCGTCAAATGCGTATTGCGATTTTCTTCTAGTTCTACTTGTTGTTTAAAATTTAACATTCTCTACCTTAGTGTCGTTTTATTTAGACCTGATTTAGAGGTATAGTCCATCAGAAAGTGAGAAGGATATACACCTGATTGTTTGTTTCTTATATTTAGTTTAAATTCAAAGAACGAATTTCCGAACCTCATATCTAGACGTTTTGCTAGTCCATTACGACCAGCATATGTTAATTCGATTGCTCCTGCGATTGTTGACATTCTATCAACCATTGCCGGGTCCATGTACCAGAAGTCTAACGACCCATTCTCTTTACCATGAACCATATAATAATTAGAACCCATAGCAGTTGCTAACAATGCTTTGAGTTGTTGTCTGTCTGCAGTTTTTGATACATCTACCACGTTTGGTGTCACTGCAGGTTTACCTTTACCAAAAGCATTGAAGATATTACAGAACGATGGATTATCAATACCTAATGCTTTAAGTAATGCAACACCCATAGGATTTGTTACTGTGCCACTCTCTACTTCTGCTTTAGGAAATGCTTTACCAGCACCAGCAACACCTGTATTAACAAATGTCAGTGTGCCTCCAAACTTGAGTGATAAGTGAGATTTCTGACCATTCGCATGAGTGATATCTACGTCTGTAAGTTTTGCACCATGCTCTTGATGTCTTGCAGGTAACACTACAATCTTACCACCAGCATAACCAAATGGTCTACTTTGATTTTGACCACCGAGTTGTTCTACACTAACTGCAGGTGAACCCATATTTTTTGATGTTACTTCTATAATATGTTTAGCGGCGTTAGTAAAAGAACCATCTACTTTTTCACCTCTAAGCATTTCGGCAATACGATTAGTTAAGTCTCTTTCAAACTTTAGACCTTTATTTTCTTTTGAACCACCTGCTGGTTGACCACCAAACTCTTCTGACTTTTCTACTTTACTTAAAGGGATTGTAACTGTGCGAGGATTACCAGCGTAAGTACCAACGATATCTACAGAGTTGTTTCTACCTTGACCTTTCATTGCAAGTATTTTGTTTGCAAGGTCTTGTGTATAATTCTTATTTTTGTATTGATTGCTTACAACATACTTTTCGCCATTCAAGACGATAGCAGTAGCATTCATTAATCCGTTGTCGGTCATAAAGTTTGGTGTGTTACCACCAACTTCAAATATCTTATCGACAAGTAACTCTGCACGATACTCTTTACTGTCTCTAGTGATTTCGTTTATACTAAGATTTGCCATTAGAATATATCGTTCTTCCAACAATCTTTCGCAAGAGATGCTTGTAATTCATATGCTTCTTTCTCCCACGGAAGTTCGTAATAATTCGTGCCAGGCATAACAGTTTTGTTTTTCCAACGTGCAACTGCAACACCATTCCAATCGTCCATTTCATTACGGACATACTGTTTAACGTGTACCATTTCGTGGCACAACGTCATTACAAAATCTTTGATAGATAAATCTTTTGATACTTCTATCTCATACTCTCTTCGATTGTCTTGCATCATACAATAACCCACTGCGTTTTCTTCGTTCATCTTTTTCAGTTGAACTTCTATTTCGATATTACGCAATCGAGGCATCAATTTTTTTATCATATAAAAGACAACATTCTCTGCGATTTTACGCTGAGTTTTATTGCCTCCTATGACTTCTACAATATGCATTTCAACCTCTTCTCTAATCATGCTTACAGTATAGCAAAGTTTACCACACCTGTCAAGCACTTTTTAATAAAAAAAGTAGTTTTCTTACAAGTATTTATGAATTATTTGAAATTAGGAACTTCATACCCATGAAAGAATTTGGGTATTTGCCAGTCTGCAAACCCACATCCACTATTCAATCGTGCTATGGTCTCTTCAGACTTATGCTTGTCGCTTTGTAAATAGATAGTATCTTTGAACTTCTTATCATATGCAGTCCAAATATTTACTGTTCCGTCAAATACAAGACTAAATCTTGAATGACGAGAAGTCTTTGTACTTTTTCTCATTGCGGTTCTCCTTGAGTTTATCAAATCCATGCTCTTCTACTACTTCGACTTTCTCTGGTGCTTTCTGTTTCATATTCTCTACTAAGTCTTCTTGTGCAGAATCCTCTACATCGTACAACTGCATCTTTGCTCTATCGATACCAAGTACAAATCTCTTATACTTCGTAGGATCATTATATCGATTTTTTAACTGCTTCACTAGAATTTGATTATGTTGTTCTAGTTCTTCATTCGATATAAGTGCAAACATAAAGTCACACGTTGCTGGTAGACCGAAACTTTCAGAGGTATCTTCAAGACCAATATCAGTACTTGAGAAACCTTGTCTCGTAGTTTGAGTAGCAGAGATGATAGGTACATTATGCTCAACAGCAAGACCTCTCAATTCTTCTGCAATGGATTTAATAATAGTGTAGGAGTTATGAGAACTGCCTGCTTTAAATCTTTGTGATGCACAGATGTTTAGATAGTCAATAAAGATAGCATCAGGTTTGAAACTCTTCTTCAATAACAGTTCATTCAATAGTGCATCAAAGTGACCCTTGTGTGCAGTTGCAGTCGGATACTCTTTGACTATCAACTTGCCATGGGTCTCTCTTTGGAGTTGCGATAATTTTTTATCGAACATAGACTTAGGTAATTCTTCTAGCGTTTGTATGTCCATGTTCATTAGATTAGCATCAATACGTTCAGCAATTCTTTCTTCTGCCATTTCCATAGTGATGTATAAGACGTTCTTACCATGCATCAGATAGTTTGCGCCAAGATGACACATGAATAAAGATTTACCAACACCTGTACCTGCAAGTGCTACGTTCAATGTCTTTCTAGGTAGACCGCCTTTTGTAATTAAATCAAGATACTTCAGATTGAAAGGTATCTTGTCTTCTTTAGTATGATAGAAGTCATATCTATCATTTGATTGTTCAAAGTAATCGTGACCAACATTAGGATCGAATGACACTGAAAGAGCATCAGATAATATAGATGGTAAAGCATCAGGTGTTCTTTTCTTATCTTTACCTTCAATTATCTGAATACCCTCTGCAATGGCATTGTAGATTGCTTTATCTTGACAGAACTTTTCAGTTGCATCTGTCAACCATTCGTTATCAGTATTTTGAGTATCAAGTGTGTTTAGTATATCTACTGCAGACTTGAATTCAGGTTCAGGTATATTATGTTGAGTATTCATATCAATCACAATCTGTTCAGTGCTAGGAAGTTTATTATACTTTGCTACTGAAGATGCAATACTAGTATATAAAAGTTTCTCAGAAGTATCGTGAAAATACTCAGGACGTAGAAACGGCATAACTTTACGAACAAAATCTTCATTCGTTAGCAAGTTAGATAAAATTGTTCTCTCAATCCGTGCCGTTTGCATATATCATTTCGCCTTTCGCTAATTTCTCTTCAATCTGTTCAACTATAATATCACCAACAACTGATAAAAAGTCATTCTCAATAGTGATATCTTCTTTGTTTTCTAGTATCTCATACTTGAAACGCATTGCTCTTTGACCAGTATCATCTGGTTCGCCGAACTGAATACGACCTACTTGATAGATGATACCTTCGTATTTACCTTCAAGTAGTTTAGTTGCTAATACTCTGTCTTTAGTAGCGTAACTATATTTCACCGCCATAACTAAACTTCTCCTTTGCATATGCATCAATTTTCTGCATTACTTCTTCAGTAAAATATACTTCAGGAGAGTGCAAAATCTCTTTACCATATCTCTTAGAACCATCAGCAACTTCAATACGAGTTGCTACTTTCTTAAAGATACCTGCTTCTTCAGCAAGTTCGATAAGACCATAGTATCTATTCAGACCGCCTTTATAACGTAAAGATACATCAATCATAGAGTTCTCTTTAGTTAGTCGAGACTTGTTTAGTTTACAGTGAATAATATTACCTACTACTTCTGTGCCGTCTTTATCTTTTCTCTTCGATAAGAATACGATTGATGAAGCGGCATACTGAAGACCAGAACCACCACCCATTACTTTCTGTGGGAACATAGTACCCATCTGGTCATAAGTGTGATTAGTCACAATCATAGGAACTTTTGCTTTACCTAACTTCAACGTCAATACTCTGAATGCCGCCTTAGTAAGTTGCGCCCTAGTCATATCTCTAGTCTCTTTACCATCTGCAGTATCTTCAATCTCTTTTGTTGTAGACAACATACCAAGACTATCAAGAACGAACAACAGAGGTTTACGCTCTGCTTCTGATTGCTCAATATACTTGTCGAGAATTTTGATACCTTGAGTACGAAACTCTTGGATAGTAGTTACTGGCATCATTACAATACGTTTAGTATCAATACCACGTTCATCAATCATATCTTTTGTTAAAGCACTTTCTGTTTCAAAATAAACAACGCCTGCGTCAGGATTGCTATCTAAAAAATGCTTTACCAAACCGAGAGCAAAGAAGGTCTTTCCAGTACTGGATTCGCCAGCGATGGCAGTAATCTTGTTTGATGGTAGACCACCATAGATACTACCACTCAATAGTGCATTGAAAGCATACGATCCGGTATCAATATACCCTTGAACGTCACCTGCCTCGACACCATCATCGACAATGCCTGCATACTCATTCTTACTTTCTTTGACTATTTCTTTTAAAAAGTCATTCATTTGCTATACCTCATTTGTTATACATAATATATCATAAACACCTACGATTGTCAAGGTAGATGTTTGTCTTGATATGGTGAAAGTACTGGATCAATATAAACCTTAATCATTTCTAATTGGTCGTGATATTTTGCAATTTGTTCCAGTTCTAACTCAATAGTCTCAATAATATCTGAATGCTCACCAATACCCACAGTCTGGTTCATATACACTAACACATTAGATTTATGTTTTGCGATATGACCTTCGGCGTGCTTAACTAGTGCTTCCAGCATATGTTTTGAATTATCTGCCATTCATTTCTCCTTATCCGAAAAAGTCTTCTAGGGTTGCGACTTTCTCTAACTGCCAACCTATACTCTCTGAAATAAAACTCAAAGGGTCTAGGAAGGATTTTGTGAATTGCATATCATAATCAATATATCTATGCAAATCAAACTCTGTTGGTAAATCTGACAAGAAGGAAACAATGTTCTCACCTATAGGGTTAGGCATTTTTAAGTGAACGAATTTTATCTTCTCGCCATCTTTAATTTGGGGATATCTCTTCGATATCTTTTTGTCTTTTACTGTTTGATTGAACATCAGTGCGCCACGGACGTGCATCGGTGTGCCTTTTGTATAAACTTTTAGTTCAGACGCATACTTCTTAATACCATTCACAGAACGAGGAAATGCAATTTCTTCTGGTGGTAGTGTCAAGAATTCTTCTCTAGTCTTATCTACAAACTCAATCAAGTCATCATTAGAACCATTCACAATCACAGAGATTGCATTCTTGAGCATGAGGCGAACAGGTGCAGGAGTACTTGACTTGACAACTTCTAAACCCATAATCTTGAGTTTAGGTTCTGCATACTGTACACCTTCAGAGTTGTGTACGTTAAGAACATATCTTTTCTTTGCAGTCCAGATGCCACGGTCAGCGATTACTTCACGCTTCATAAACATCTTTTGTGCATAAGCATTCATATATGTAGCAAGGTCTTGATAACAACTATCAATAAACGGTTCAATTTTCTCAGAACCCACTCTATCAAGAAATTTAACCACCTTGGGAGTGAGTTCACTACGTTGACTTTTCGTGAACGGGACTCCATCGTTAAACACCTTGTGTACAAGTTTACTAAGATTAATGTATACTGAATCCGTATCACTTGCAATAACGTAGTTAGTTTCTTCATCATCTTTCAATAACTTTCTGAAATATTTGTTCAGTGCTTTTTCAATCCAACGAATAGAAAGTTGACCAGATAGTGTGATACCTTCTGCTTGTCGAATATCAAAGTATCTGAAGTACTGATTACCTAAAGCACCATAAGCAGAGTTTAGTGCAATCTTCTTCGCCATCTGAATATTATTATAACGAGAGATGAAGTTCTGTAGTTCAGGTTTCTTCGTGATTTGATACTCTTGTTCTGCTTCAAGCATTTTCTTCTTATAGAATGTTCTAGTCTCATAAATCTCTTCCATCATCTTAGGAAGAAACCCTTGCACATCTGCACGAAAACATTGACCATTCGCCGCCATTGATAAATTCTTTTGCTTCAATATTGAGTTGTCAAACTGCTTATCTAACAAGTCATCAACATTAACATCTAGTCTTTCATTAGTAATAGTGTCAGGTGATATGTTATATTGCATAATCAAGTGTGGATATAGTGAATTCAAATCGAATGACATAACCCAATCATGTTGACCAACAATAGGGTCTTTTACATAAGCACCAGCGTAAGCAGTGTCTTTATTATGAAAAGACTTAGGAGGAATTACAACGCCTCTTCGTCTTAGATAATTGTAAATCAGCATATCCCAACATCGAACTTGAGAGAATACATCTTCATAGTTCACACGAAAGTCATACGCCATCGTCATTTGCAATTCAATCAGACCAAGTTTATCTTCAAGTTGAGATACTAGTTCAACGTCACGAATGTTATAGTCTACAAACTTAGTCCAATCTTGAGTATAGAAGTCTTTGAAGTTCTGATACTCAGAGTGGTCTAGTTTCTCAGAACCAAGTTCAACATTTGCAATATGTGCAAGTGCAAAACTCTCATAACCGATGCCACGATACTTACGAAACAATTCAAGATAGTCGATACCAGCGATACCAAAGATATCATAGTACTGTTGCTCTTGACCTCTGACAGTCATCTTACCGCTTTTGACAATCTTCCAAGGCGAGATATAACGAACTTGTTCTTCGCCTAGTACTCTCTCGACACGATTGACAACATACGGAATATCAAAGAAGCGAGTATTCCAACCAGTGATAACGTCAGGTTTGAATTCATTCAACCAGGCAATGAAGTCTTTCAACATCTTTGCTTCGCTATCGAAATATCGATACTGAACTTCAGTATTCTTACCGTGATACTCTCTCGTACCCCATGTAATCAACTTCTTTGTTAGATTGTCTTGAATTGTGATAAGCAGAATGCCTTCATTAGCAGTCTGAATGTTTGGGAAACCATACTCTGTTTCAGTCTCAATATCTAAAGAGATTACAGATATTTGTTTTGTGTCGAAAGCAATCTCTTCTTGCTCATAGAAGTTGTCTGAAATCCATTGATAGAGAAATTGAGTTTGACCATATACTTTGAAGTTTGATACATCTTTGTAATCTTCAAGAAACTGTCGTGCTTCTTTAA